ACCAACAACAATATGCTCAAAGGTTTGAGTATGAGATAGACCTAAATGAGTAGCTGGTTGAACTGCATTCAATCCACCAGCAAGAGTTGTGTAAGTACCGTAGTTAGCTTTTCCATCTTTACCTGCGGCATGATGTTCCATTTGGAACCTTGCCAATGCTTCTTCAATAGTTTTTGGATGTGAAGACTTTGCGTCAGTCTTGGGTTTTGATTGGTTTGGCATTGTTCGTGCTTTTGTACTCCTAAAGTCTAACCTAATAGGTTAGAAAGGTCAATGTAATGTTCTAACCGTAATCTTTGCGCCTGGATTTTCTCCTTCTACGCAGTACCTTTTCATGTTTCTATTCTTAACAATCAAAGAATCATCTTTCAATACACTCCCTCCACTACTTTCTGACAATGCGTCATAAGTACTGCGTTGCAGCTTGTCTACGTCACCGATTCCTTTACTTGTTACAAATACAGGAGCAGAAGGTTTTAGCTTCTTTGCATTCTTTCCTGTTCCGTAATGACTCTTAGGTCTTGCAAATAAAAATATAATCTCTATCTCTACAGCTTGATCAATTGCTTCTCCATCGTAATGAGTTAATGCTGCCTCCTTTACATCCTGTCTCCAAGGTTTTACACGTTTACTATTTTCAATCATGATCCCATGTCCTACATGTCTTTTACTACCTTGCGGAGCAGGGATTCCTATTACAGGAATAAAAATTTCATTCATTACTAGATGATTCAGCCAAACCTTCTGATATATATTTGAAGGCTTTTACTTCTAACAAAGAAAAAGCTATTTCTTCTTTTGTATCATCGTCATTATCTAAAACAGCAGAAAGGCCATGAGAAGAAGAAGGGTTCTCAAACCAAGCTTCATCTCCATGTCTTCTATGTTCGTTACTTGCTTGAGGAGATTCAAAATCAGGATATAGATGACAAAGATCTATATAAGTTCTATTTTCATTTCCAGGTGTACCAAATTCAGTTTCTGAAAAAGGTAAATTAATAGGGACAGAACATAAAACCCAAGAGTCAATAACAACACTAAATGGTTTTACTTTGAACCATTGTCCTAAAGCGTAGATACCTACAATTCTTCTTGTATCAACATGGAAAGACATTAAAAAGGAACCTCCTGTTTTTCTTCAAAAGTATGCCATGCTTTATGCCATTCATCTAGGCATTCATTAACAGGTTGATCATCACCAATTGTTGTCTTTTTAGGTTTAGCCCAAATCGTTTTACAGACATCAACTTCTAATCCATGATGTGTTTTTAGTGCCTCTACATAACTTCCTAATTGAGCATTAGTTGAATAAGTTCTGCCTGATTTACTTTGAGATTTAAGATCAATTAACATTAATCTTCTTGAGTCATGGTCATAACCCAGAAGATCTAATTGACCTCCAACAGACTTCTTAAGATCACACAGCATATATTCGGTACACCACGGCTCGAATTGTTCAAAAAATGGATGACTTAATAACGGTTCAACCCATTCACCATAAAGTTCAGGATCAGGTGAAGGATCACCGAGCATTTTTTGTTCTAAACACCAATGAACTTTCTTGCCTCTAGCTTCCCAACCATTAGGGCCATGCCTGTAACGTTCAATATTGGCTAAAGCTTCAGGTGTTTTGTTATTACATACCTGAGTTGTTGAATATAAAAGAGATTCATTAGTAGGTTCCCAAACATATTTATGTTCAGGTTCTTTCCGATATATCGGTAAAGGATCAAGCCAAACAGAAGACCAAGGATCTTTACGTTTTAAAGCTTGAACGTGTATCCACTTTGCAAAAGGATTCATTGTTTTTAGTTGGTTTAGTTAGTTGGGAAATCTTTAGGGTCAACGACCTCTACAGATTCTTTAATTTCGGGAGGAGGATTCTCCCTTGCTAAGTTTTTAAACCTCACACCTTGATAACCTCTAGGGAAAATATCAAGGTGCTTATTGGCTTGTTCGATGTTGCGTTTAGAACCTTTAGCAATCTCGTCAAGATCCTCAAGAGTCCACATTGGTCTATCAGGATTAGCAGGATTAGGTGTATGTAATCCTTTCTTTAACCTGAGAGTGATAGAGCGAAGGTTGTTAAATAAAGGTTCCATCTTGATAGTTCGTGATTGGTGCTTCTAATTTTTTATTCAATAAAACAAGAACAAATCGTTCTTCTACTGAATAAGGATTAGTCATTGTGTACTTCCATTTTTTACCCATGATTTGATCTTTAAGTTTTTGGCATTCACTTAAGGAGTAAGAATCGATCAGTTTTAACCATTTAGACCTGAATTGAGGAGAGGTTATTTTGCGTTCAGGGATTTTTACGCCATTCACTCGCTTATCCATCGACAAACCTCCCATTCTTAAAGAGTCTTCCTGCTGGATGATTGGTTACAGGTTCCTTATCAGCGTTCTTTGGTCTTCCAAAGGCGATGTAGTTCTTAAGTGTTACTGATTGCCATTGATGCGCTATGGCCTCTTCTAGCTGATCTGTGACGGCACTCTGCCCATGATTTGTATATATCCCTGCTAAACCTTTAGGCCCAATTAAAAGTTTAAAAGCATCTTCTGTATGAAATCCCTTCTTAACGCCCCAGAACTTAACGATTAAATCTTTACAAAACTCAAGTGATTTAGGAATTTTATTTTCTTTGAAAACCCATTTTTTTGTTTTTTCCTTATTTATTATATTCTCTACTTTACTAGTATAGAAAACCTCCCTTTCTTTCTCTTTTTTCTCTTTGTGTCGGTCGGTTTTCATTGTATCATACGTTGTCAAGTCTTTATATTTTGTTTCTATCCCGAGAGCTACCATATCATGTACAAACCCTTTGAGGGAGTGCCATTCAGACATATGAGACTTGCATGTATCGATGAGCTTTTTAGATATATCGACTGCTTGAGTTTCCATAATACAGTTCGTTTACAGTTCTATAGGGTGGTTAACTACGTGTAATCTACATGGTAGATATATATATGTCAAATCAGGATTGTAATATTTCTCATTCATGATTTTACCTCTGTGGTAACGCCTGAAAGGGATACCAACTTTGCTTGTTTTTTAGCCTCCTCTTTTTTGTTCTTTTCTTGGTATTTATTCCATTCATCTCTCCCTTTTGCACGTTCTTTCCATTCCTGATCCCAAATATTTTTACTATCTTTCTCAGCTTTTATTCTTTTATCTTCTGCTATAACCAACTTTCTAGCGTGTTCTATTCCTGCTTTCTGCATGAAATTAGCATTGTCATTTGCTATTGAATGCCATATCTCAAAGCAATCACCTGTCATTTTTCTGCATTCATCGTCCTCCTCTCCATTCCATTCTTTATTTTCAGATTCATAGCTACTTTCTTTTAAAAGTTTATAACCATGCCATCTTTCATTCATTAATCTCATCTCTGTATATATTTCATGCTCTAACTCTGAAATTGTTTTTCTTAGTTTTTCTCTTTGCTTATTAAACTCAGGGACTTTCCCGTAATCTTCAGCATAGTCATAGTCAGTTGTGTACTCAGAAATTAGTTTTTTCATTGTTCTTAAATAAATTGGTTTGTAGGTTTGTTTTTTTAATCCGTTTTTGATAACTAGGATTTGCTTCAAAGGCATACCATTCATCACTAGGTGGGTCAATCCAGCATCGGACTCCGTTAATCAATTTGAATCGCAATACTTTGCCATTCATAATTGCATTCATGACTTTCATAGACCTAATTCTCTGATGGTTTTTTCTGCTAAATCAAGTGCATTGATTTCTGCTATATAATCAGATTTGCTGATTTCATTATTAAAAAAAGCATGTTCAATAATTGCTCGATTTTCTGCCTTTTCTTTCAATTTTCTTTGAATTAGATTTTCTAATTCTCTTTTCATTGCGGCCATGATTTAGGTTTGTTTAGTTTAGTTTGATATGGGTAAGGTTTATATAATTAATCCGCTAATGATGGACTTCTTTGATAAGCACTTAATGAAGGGTGATTCTCCCAGTATTCAAGGTCTTGTAAATGCTCTTTGAATTGTTCTTGAAACTGTATTGAATCTATTTCTAAATCAATATTGTCATCTGCAAATTCTTCTTTAAGTCGTTCGTAATACTCTTCAGAAAATTGATTAGACATGGTTAAAATCCTCAATTGGTTTAGTTGGTTGGTTAATTCTCTAGGTCTTACTGTCTCTTTCAACTGCCTAGAATTTTACTGTCGGACTGTCGCAAACGACAATCAACAATTACCTTTAATAGCATTTGATGTTTTTATAATTAACCCTATTCTCTCAACTCTTTCTTTATCATCTTCAATTAAAGTAGCGTTTATTAATTCATCTCTTAATAATCGACTACCAATAATATTAATTTCTTTTTTATTGCTAGGTACTTCCATTTTTCCTATTTCAACTTGATTAAAAGTATTAAAGTACCTTTGAGCTGTTCTAGTGCTTACTTTAAATTGTTCTTCAATATCTTTTTTTATCTCAGTATCTCCAAAACCTTCAATCTTTTTTTCTTTAATCAGGGCTCTAATTTCATCTTCAATTAGTTCTAATTTTTGGGAATGATTCATTTTGAATACCCTGTAAAAATTGTTTGGTTTGTTTTCTTTAGTTTTCTTCTTTTTCCTAGTTCCTTACTTGCCTCACTTCCTTTAGGTTGCGTACCGTGTAATAAATGACAAAAACTACCTTTTTTAAAACAATTTGAATCATCATGATCTATTGGTAAATTTAATTTCTTTGCCTCATCCTCATTGAAAACTACTCTTGAATCTCTCTCAAAATATTCTATTAAATTATCCTCAGTTCCTCCCCATGAAGCAGTTACATAAAAGTTGCTAGGTATTCCTAAATCTAAAAAGTAACTGAGTGATTTTGAATAACAATAAAAAATATTATCAGGATTCAACTCAGCAACTTTTAACCATGCTTTTAAATAATCTAAGTTGAAAAAATCCCCACTCTCATGAATCCTAGTAAGTTTTAGATTCTTATTGATACTTTTATCAATTAACTCAACCGCATTTCCTTTTCTTAAAGCTTTTAAAATCGCTTTAAAATTACTCATTCTATTATCTCTAACTGCTGGGTATTGCGCTTCTTGGCTTGCTGCGTAACACCTAAATAAAGTGGTGTCAGAATCAACTATTTGACTCTTTCCATTAATAACGCTTGCCCAGCTACGGCAAATTTTTGCCTTTGGACATGTAAGCCCAGCGGGAATAGAAACAATGTTTCTTGATGTTAGTTTTGAGTTTCCTGAACTAACTTTTAATAGTTCTTTCATTTTCCTAACATCCAATTACAATAGTTTTCTACTTGATCTATTCTCATTGGTTTCATGCCGTTCTTACTTGGCAATAAATAACAGATTGATTTTGTACCGTCTGGGTTTTTAATGATGACTTCTTCAGGAATAACCCCGAAATGATTTTTTAAAAAGTTGTAGGCTTGTTTTGTTAGTTCCATTTTTTTTTAAGATAATTGAGCAATAAAAAAGTAGAGAGAATTAACTCTCTACTTTTGATATTGGATGATTGACTAGCTCTTTCTCAAGCTCCTCATCTCTCCAATTTTTTAAAACTTTCTCACACGATTCAGCTAAACTTTTTAGATAAAGTTTATGAGAATCTGATTTGTCATACTTGCTCAAATCTGTACTTTTTAAAATTGCCGCTGCTAGTTCTTCTCTAGGGATTTCTATGGTCAACTCTTGGTCTGTTCCTTTAACGGAAATTCTAGGAGTTGGCCAACTTGAAAAACTTATTGTCAAAGAATCCTTAGCTGACAAATTAAAAGTTTGATGAGTCCTAGTAGAAATTTTCATTTTTGGTTGAGTTGGTTTTTTTTTGGTTTGTTGAGAATTTTTTTAGATAATTAAAATTGAATCAATCCCTCATATCTTTTTTCTAATTCTCTTTTTGTTCGGATAGATCCTCTTTGATAAGTATCTCTTAAAAGAGATTTTTCAAATTGAGTTAAGAATCTTTCGATTGAATCATTTGAAATCATTTGTTTGATTTTGTTTGATTTTGGTTTTCAGGTCTTCAGGATTTGCACCTGATAAAAATCTAAATTAGACCTGATAAAAATTTTTTTTAAAGCAGAAAATTTTTAAAAACTCTATCCTTGATATCGTTGCAAGGTGATTTAAAAAACGCTCTTTTCTTCGATAAGAGAAAACGATAATTTTGTTGACCTACAAAATTTAAAAGTTGTTTCGGTAGTTCCTATTTTTAAAACTTGGATTTGTTTAAGGTTTTTGAAAACCTTGAGGAACCCCGAAGGGCTCCTTAAGATCATCAAGCAAAAAGTTTTTTAGTAGCTCTGAAAAGATTTTTTAAATCTCGGATTGCTAAGTGAAATTCTTTTTGATGAATTTGGCAACGACTAATGAAATCATTTCCGTAATCATCAATAGTGAGAATTCCGTTTTCTCTTTGCTGGTTAATTTTCTTCTCTTCTTGATAAGCAATGAAGAGTTGATCTCTAGTCCAGATTTTTTTTGTCTCTGGATTGATCTCAGAAAATTTAGTCATTTGGTTTTTCTAGGTTCGGTTTGGTTTAGGTGATCTGTTCTTTTTTTATCTCTTGATTTCAGTGTCTCAGAAAAGTAAAAATCTTAAGAGTAGAGATTTGATCTTAATTCTGAGAAGTGAACAGCAAAAGAAAAGGAAGAATGGCTGAACTTATGTTTTAATTATAGATGATTTCTCTAGATTATTAGGGTAGAGATAGACAGTTTAACAATTGGTTGAGAATTGGGCAGCAAAGAGGAGGCCGCAAGATCTCAATGATAGGGGTAGGGTTGGAGATTTATTTTTTTAGTAGCACTACTCCCCGAACCTAAATATATTCTCGAAATTAAGATTTTTTATTCTCTACCCTAATAGATAGCTCAGGAGCCTTGATGTTTATGACTTCTTCTGCCTCACCTACAACTTTACCGAGGTCTGCTAGGAGAGTTTGAACAGTTTGGAGTTGACCTTTTTTCATGGCTTTATCTATGGCACGAAGACGCATTGTTTGAATGCGAGAGATCATATTTTCTCTATCTTTGGACCAATCTTCATCGTTCCATTGTTTAACTTGTTTCCAATCATCCCAAGCGTGACGTTCAGATATGCCGTAAGTTTTAGCATGATCTACGACAAGTGCTCTAGCTGGAAGACCTTCAGTTTGTCTACGATAGAGTTGTTGCTGCCTTTTCAGGATTTTGTCTGTAATTTCATCATTACTACGTGCCACGATTACAAATCGAAGGGATTATGTATAGGATACTAGGTTATGACAGTTAAAACCGCACGACCAGGGCTAGATATTGATTTACGATGGGCACAGGGGCAGGTGTTCAACGATAAGAGAAGGTTTAGGGTGTTGGTGGCTGGGAGGAGGTTTGGGAAGAGTTATTTAAGTTGTATTGAGTTGTTGAAGGGAGCGATTGATCGACCTGGTGAGACTTATTTCTATTGTGCGCCTACATATCGGATGGCGAAAGATATTGCGTGGAAGGCATTGAAGAAGTTAGTACCGAGGGTATGGATTGCGAGTAAGAATGAGACTGATTTGAGGTTGGAATTGATAAATGGGTCAACTATTGAGTTGAAAGGAACTGAGAATGCGATGGCATTGAGGGGAAGAAGTTTAGCTGGTGTTGTGTTGGATGAGGCTGCATTTATGGATGCAGAGGTATGGTTTGAAGTTATTAGACCTGCCTTGGCTGATAAACAGGGATGGGCGTTATTTATTAGTACGCCTGATGGAACTGCTAGTTGGTTTTATGATTTGTGGTGTTATTGCAAGGAAGATCCTACTGAGGAATGGAAGAGGTGGTGTTATACAACGATTGAGGGGGGTAATGTCCCGAAAGATGAGGTTGAAGCAGCTAGGGCGCAATTAGATGGGAGAACATTTAGGCAGGAGTTTGAGGCAAGTTTCGAGAATTTAACTGGATTGGTTGCTGTAAGTTTTGGTGATGCAAATATTTCTACGGAGGCAGAGGATATTAGCGTGATGCCTCTGTTGCTGGGTGTTGACTTTAACGTTGACCCGATGTCTGGCATCTGTGCTGTTAAAAAGGACGACACACTATATGTCTTTGATGAGATAATTATGACTGGAGGTGCTACGACATGGGATTTTGCGGAAGAAGTTACACGTAGGTACGGGGTAGATAGAAGAATTGTTGCTTGTCCTGACCCCACAGGTGGAGCAAGAAAAACTTCAGGTATTGGTGCGACAGATCACAGCATCCTCCGCCGAAGTGGATTTAATGTGTCAGCACCTAGAGCACCTTGGAAGATAAGAGATAAAATTACTGCTGTTAATACTGCTTTATTTGATGCAAATAGTGTTCGTAGGACATTTATTCATCCAAGATGTAAAGAATTAATCAAATCGTTAAGAACTCTGACTTATGCGCCAAATACAGGTCTACCGAATAAAAATCTTGGTGTTGATCACGCTTTTGATGCTTTCGGGTACTTATGTTTACAGCAATTTAATTTAGCGAAACCTGAAACTTTAGGTCAAACTGGTTATAGAATCTATTAAAAACTATGAAAAAATCTGCTGGAACAAAAAGATGTGAAGCTTATCTTGCAAAAGTAAAAGGCGGTAAAAAGTCTACAAGTAAGAAAAAGAGTAGTGCAAAGAAAAAGTAAACGAGGAAAGACCGTTTAGACTGTATGCAATGTTGAGAGCCTTAAACGTTAGATGACATACTCAGTCCCAGGGGCAATTCGTACTAATGTTGTTAGCCAAACCTATTTAGGTGGGGGTGATAATCCATTTTCTAAGACACGAGCTGTTTTAGATATGACAAAATCGTGGGAAATAATGAAAGCAGTTAGTTTAGGGACGGAATATTTAAGAGATAATTCGCAAGCGTTTTTACCATTAGAACCGAGAGAAGATTATGACGCATATTTATCAAGAGTTAACCGTGCTGTATTTTCTCCTTACACACAAAGATTAGTTAGAGCTGCGACAGGATTAATTTTAAGAAAACCGATAACTGTTCTTGGTGATCCTTATTGGACGGATGTTTTTGTTAAAGATGTTGATGGTTGTGGATCGGACTTAGACGAATATGCAAGAAGATTATTAATTTGTGCTTTAACTTATGGGCATAGTAATACCCTTGTTGATTTCCCTGCACCAACTGGAGCTATAAGTCTTGCGGAAGAAAGAAATCAAAATCGTAGACCTTATTGGATTGAAGTTGATCCAGCAAATATTTATGGCTGGAGGCTAGATAGAGAGGTTAATTATGGGAAATTGATACAAGTAAGAATTGCAGAACAGGCTGTTGTACCTGAAGGAGACTTTGGAGAGAAAGTTTTTGATCAAGTTAGAGTGATTGAGCCTGGTCAATATAAGATTTTCAGAAAAAAAGAGACAACAAAGGATATGTACACGCAAGATGAAAGTTTTGCAGGTAATTTTGACTCTCCTGCTAATGAAAAAGACTATGAATTGGTCGAATCAGGTGAGTTTTCTTTAGGGGAAATACCTTTAGTGACTGTTTATGCAGGCAAAACAGACACAATGACAAGCAAACCACCGTTATTAGATATTGCGTATTTGAATTTGGCTCATTTTCAACGTCAAGCTGACTTGATTCATAGTTTGCACGTTGCTTCACAGCCTTTATTGGTAATGGAAGGATGGGATGACCAAACAAAAGACACAGCAATCAGTGTCAACTATGCAATGGCAACCCAACCAGGCAACAAAATCTATTATGTAGAGCCAGCCGCTAGTGCATTTGAAGCTCAATCAGCAGAAATACAAGAATTACAGTCCCAAATGGCAACTTTAGGAATTAGCACACTTTCACAGCAAAAATTTGTTGCAGAATCAGCAGATGCGAGAAGATTGGATCGTGTAGATACAAATTCAATGCTTTCGATGGTTTCTTTAGATTTAGAGCAGAAAATCCAAAAAGCATTTAATTTATCTGCTAATTATTTAGGAATAGAGCCACCAGAGATCAAAATTAGTCGTGATTTTGATATTGATAGGCTAATAGGCCAAGATATAACAGCTTTAACTTCATTGTTTGATCAACAAGTCATTGATAGAGAGGAATTTAGAGATATTTTGGTTCAAGGTGAGGTTTTACCTAATGCAAACGAAGCTGAAAACAATTAATAGACTAGACTAATAAAGGAATACTCTTTTTGTTATGCCTTCTGTAGAGTTTGTAGACGGGAAATGGATCTCCGTATCAAGTATTCGGGCGACTGACTTGGATGCTGGGAAAGCTGTATCAGCTCCAGAAACTAAGCCAACTCCAGCACCTGAAGTTACGACTAAAGTAACAAAAACAACTACCCCTAAAAAAACTGACGCTTAATTATGGAAGAAAAAGTCATCCAGCCTGAGTCTGTGACTCCTGCTGAACAGCCTGTGGCTGAGACTACAATCCCTCAAGCACCCAATCTTGACAGTGTTAAGGCTGAGTACGAGAGCAAAATCTCTGCATTAGAAGTGAAAATCGCTGAAGAAAGCGAAAAATTTCAAGGCATCAAGACGAAACTTGATGATGTTTACAAAAAAGCAGATGACAAAAGGAAAAAGTCACTCGAAGACCAAGGGCAGTGGAAAGACTTATGGGAAGAAGCCAATAAAACCGCCCAAGAAAAAGATATACAAATAAATACTTTAAATGAAGAATTAAAGAACTTAAAAAGTTCTAATGAGACTGCAAACATTAAGACTTCAGCACTTTCAGCTATCAGTAATTCTGGTGCTGTAAATGCAGAACAAATGCTATCTCTTCTTCAAGATAAATTAAAAAAGAACGATAGCGGTGACGTTGTTGTACTTAATGGAGGTGTTGAGCAGGACTTAGGAACTTATATAGGGAACCTGAAAAATCCTGGTAGTGGATGGGAACACCACTTCAAACCTAGTTCTGCTGCTGGTATGGGTGCAAAGCCTACACCTACATCGAATGTCTCTCCTGGTATGACTAATCCCTGGAAAGAAGGTAGTATTAACCTAACAAGGCAAATGATCCTTGAAAGTTCCGAGCCTGATCTTGCTGCTGTGCTCAAGAAAGAAGCAGGAACTCCTACATAGTTAGCTCTGTGAGTTAACAACCGAGTCTGTGACTTGGACCTCGTTAAAGAATCCTCCTAATTAGAAATGGCAGCCCCGTTTCAGAATTACTCTGGCGGTGTCCTTCTTGCGGACATCGTAAAAAGAAATAATTTGTCTCGCTACGTGCAAGAGGCAATTAAAGAACGCAGTCTTTTTGTAAAAAGTGGAGCAGTTGTAAGAAACAGCTTCCTTGACTCAAGAGAAGGCGGTACACGTATTCAAGTTCCTGAGTTCAATCCTGTTGCACCAACAGAAGAGGTAATGAACGGAACCGCTACTTGGGGAACCTCAAGTGCTGGTTACTTAACACCTCAGAAAATTGGTACAGCAACTCAGATTGCAACAATCATCCACAGAGGTTTTGCATACGCTGTAGATGACATTGCAACATTGGCTGCTGGTGAAGATCCAATGAATGCAATCCGCAACCAGCTTGCAGATGCAATCAATAAGCTAAATAGCCAAAGATTGTTCTATCAATTACACGGTTTATTTGGTACTGCTCTTTCTGGCAACGCTTCTGATCTAGCTAAAGCTGCTAGTTCTGGTGCTGCTGAAGCTAACTATCTGACTGCTGCAAACGTGGCAACAGCTAGAGCTTTACTTGGAGAGCGTGGTGACGAGTTAGATACTCTTATTGTTCACCCAAATGTAGGTTTCTATCTTTATCAGGTAGGACTATTAACCTTCTCAACTTCTTCACTAACTACTGGTGGAGCTGTGACTTGGGGTGGCGGCGGTGCTGGTGTCAGTGCTAGAAGCATTGGTCAGTTTGCTGGTTTGAATGTTGTTATGGATTCTCAGGTGAACGCTGTTCAACCTGGAACTTCTGGTCATATCAAGGAGTACTACTGCTACTTGGTTAAGTCTGGAACAATCATGGAAGGTGTTCAGCAAGACCTCAGAATTGAAGCAGATAGAAACGTGCTCTCGAAGCAAGACGTACTTTCTGTTGACTATCACACTGCGTATCACGTTATGGGTACTAAGTGGGGCAATGCTGCTGATAACCCAACCAATAGTGTTCTTGGTAATAAGGACAACTGGACTGCAACTTACGATGCAGATCTAATTCCTATGGTTCAGTTAACAGTTAACACACCACTAGACACATCAACACTTTGATCTAGTCTAAGTCTGATCTTCCATAGATCTGCATGAAAGCCCTCATCATTTATTTGGTGGGGGTTTTTTATGACGCTACAATAAGAACAATGTTTGAGAGATAAGCGTGGCAGCAACTATTCACGCCACTTTGAAAGGTGAAAGTTCTAATAGTTATGTCACTTTGGCAGAAGCTAATAGTTACTTTGAAACTTCTCCTGATGATTCAACGTGGACAAATAAATCAGATGATCAGAAAAATCGAGCATTGATTTCTGCTTGTCGCTGGATTGATAGTTTGAATTATTACGGTGATAGGTGTGATGAATCACAAGCATTGAAATGGCCTAGAAATAACTTTCAAGTTGATGATGTTGAACTTGCTTGTACGTTAATTCCTGCAAAAATCAAGTATGCACAGTACGAATTAGCACGAGCTTTGGCTAATGATACGGATGCGATAACTGGAAATACTGGCACTGCTGGTGTTGCAAAAGAAGTAGAAATGGGTGAATTAAAGGTGAAATATAACGAAGCTAGTCTTGCTACTGGCAATGTAAACAATGTTTTTGACGTGTATCCTTGGCTTCAGTCCTATCTTGGTGCTTATTGTCTTGGTGGAGCTGGCGGCTATCAAGTACGGGTGGTGAGAGGTTAATTATGGCAAAAATTGATGATGTATTTGGATCAATTCCAGCAAGTATTCTTAGCACTTGGGGTCAAGATTTTACTTTTATTAAGTCCACTACGCCAAAGACTTATAACCCCACAACTGGTGCTGTAACTGGATCAGACACAAATGTAACGGTAAAAGGAGTCATTACAACGCTTGATTCCAGCGAAGACGAAGGTTTATATCAAACAACAGATGTAAAAATGGTTATTGGATCAGAAGAATTAGGAGATTATTACCCTACGGAAGCAGATCGAGTTCAATATCCACAAGCAGGAGCGACAAGAGAGGGGAAAATTATTGATATTAAGACAGCTAGAGGAGATAAGCCTATTTTTCATACGTTGATCGTGAGGCCACAATAATGGCAAGAATCCGTAATGAATTAGGCAAATTAATAAAAGATTTAGACAGAGTGACTGCTTCTGTGGCATTTATAGGCCCAACAAGAGCAGCAGTACAAGTTGTTAATGATTTACAAGATCTAGGTCCAGTATGGACAGGTCGATTTGCTAACTCATGGCAAATCCAAACACCTTCTCAAATTTTTAAACCTGCATCCTTTATGCAAGAAGGTCCACCTCGTCAGATTCCATTTCCTACAACAACAGGAAGAGAAGCATTAAAGGGATTAAAACCTTTTGGTGATCGAGTTGTTTTTAGGATTTCTAATCAGTCACCGCATAAAAAATATGCAATGGATCAAGCTGAAGGACGTTTCTTCAGACCAGAAAACAACCCTCTTCCAATTAATGCTGTTAGTGGTAAGTGGCAAGAAGGAATGGGAGGAAGAGGAAGCACAATGAAAAGAGGTAATATTAGTAAGGGTCGTGGTCGAGCAAGTAGCACTGCTGAATTGGATTGGTTTAGTACCTATGCTTCTGGCAGATTAAATAAGACAATTAAACTAGAAATGAATAAGGTTGTGAAATGAATTATCAAAAAATTCGAGCAGAAGTAGAAAACCCATTGTTAACTGCTTTTGGAGCATTAAGTCCTGCTATCCCTGTTTTCTTTGATAACATCACTGCTGCACCAGCGAACAGCACGACTGAATATGTACGAGTAAATGTTACATTCGGCTTAACAAACGATCCAACACTAGGTTCAAGCGTTGATAACGCTAGAGGTTCAATTGTTATTCGAGTTTTTACGAAGAAAGGTGATGGCCCTGCACGAAATCAAACATTAATGACAACTGCTGTTGGTGTTTTAGAAACACTAAATGATGCGACAAAAGGCACAACAGGTACATATTTAAAGACTGGATCAATTGAAGGCCCAAGCTTTTCGTCAACAGAAACACCCCCAATGTTTATGGGAAGAATAGAGACTTCTTACGTTGCCACGGTTTTGAGCTAATCTATAGGTAAATTTCTTAAGCAGCCTCATGGCCGTTACTGTTCTATCAGGCACATCAGGTGCTCTGTATTATAAACCTGCTGGTACTACAGGTACTTTTAGTCCTGCTGATGTCACCATTGGCACAGAAACAATGGTGGTTCAAACCTATTTAAATCTCAAAGTAGGAGATCCAGTCAAGTTTCAAGTTGTAGATGGCTCAACAGGTGGTTCAGGAACAGGAACTTTACCTGCTGGATTAAGTGCTGGAACAACTTATTACGTTACTGCTTATACAAGTACAACAGGAGCGTTAAAGGTATCTGCTACTAATGGTGGATCGGATGTAAACCTAACTGATGTAGGAACAGCAGCAGCTCCTAATGAATTTCAAGTTTATTACAACGATTTTGCTGCAATTGGGCAAGTAAGAGAGTGGACTTTTGAGATTGAAAGAGCTGAGATTGATGTAACAACAATTGGTCAAGCTCCTGGTCAATATGTTCCATTTAGAAAGTACATCGCTGGATTTGGTGATGGTTCTGGTACTGCTTCTACATATATGACAAACGAAGATGCAGCTCTATCAAACAGATTGGTAGAAGACGTTCTTCAACGTCAGCAAGTTGGTGCAGCATTCAAACTTTATACAGACCGTGTATTTAGTGGTGGAAACGTTAGTGACACTCTTAGTCGCTCAATCAGCTTCGATGCAACATTAACTTCTGCAAGCTTTAGTGTTAACCCTGATGATGCTCAAGAGGTATCAGTTAACTTCCGACCAGCAGGAGTCCCAACATTCGATCTAAGTTCTACATAATAGGACTGGGACACGGAATGTTCCGATTAACCCTGCCTAGTGCAGGGTTTTTTATTGTTTATTAGGTTAGAATAATAATGTTCAACAAAATCTTATGTCATCAAGCCCTAGAACTACACGCTCACCGTTAAGAGCAATAGATCGCTTAAAGAAAGCAGCAAATTTAGATGCAACCAAGAAATATGTTGAGTTATCTGATGGAACCACCTTTGAAATGTGGGTAACACCCTTAACAATGGCAGAAAGAGAGAGGGCACAAAAAGGTCCAAAAGGTGATGATGCGAATGAATTTGCGTTGCGTTTGTTAATTGCTAAAGCTTGTGACGAGAATGGAGAAAGATTGTTTCAAATGGGTGAAATAGATGTTCTAAAGAATGAAGTTAGAGATGCAGATTTACAAGCATTGATGCTTGCAGTGCTTCAAGATGACGAGGATGCAATCGACCCAAAATCCTAAGTGCGGAGCTTCGGAAAGATGGATTGTTAATGCTTCAATTTGGTATCGCAAAAGAACTGGGAAAAACTCTTTCTGAAATCCGTCAAATGACCTTTGAGGAAATTTTAGGTTGGAGTGCTTATTTTCAAGTGATTAACGAGGATCAACGAAAAGAAATGGATAGAGTGAAGCGGTTCCGTTAGACTGTTTAGTAATCGTGTTTATGGTTGGTTTCTGTGGCTGCTTATAACGCTGATATTGAAGTTGTTGTAAAAGGTGTCAATAAGGTTACAGCGTTAACTAATCAGATTAAAGCTGCAAATAAAGCTGTTAATGCGTTAAATAAAGAAGTTATTGGTAAGAATGCAAGAGGTGGAACAGAATATTTTGACAAAGTAGGAAAAAAAGCAAGATTAGCAACTTTAAGTATTAGTAATCTTCAGAAAGCTGTTTCAAAGTCAAGTGCGACTTTAAATAAAGCAACTTTAGGAACAGATCAAGCAAGTGATGCTGCTAGAGGTTATGTCGCTGCAAATCAAGCTTTAAATGATCAGCTTCGTAAACGAATTGCATTATTAAAAGAAACAGAAAGGGCAATGGCCTTTGAAAGATTTGCTGCTGGAGATTTATCAGGTCGCACTCAATATTCTTCACCTATCGGTCCTAAAGCTAAAAGAGGTGGAGGTGGTGGAGGGACACCAAGGCAAGGGAAAGGGATGATGAGTGGGTTTAGTGGTACAAGAGTTGGTCAAGCTGTCCTTGGTGGTGGATTTCCTGCTTTATTTGGTCAAGGTATTGGTGGTGTTGCAGGTGGTGCTGCTGGTGGATTGCTTGGTGGTTTTGCGGGAGGCATTGCAGGTTCAATTTTAGGATCAAGAGTTGAAGAATTTGCTCAAGCTGCTGCTGAAACAGGAAGAGCATTGGCTTCTGTAGGGGAAGCTTTTGACATGATGCAGGAGAAATCTTTATTTTCTTCTGAAGCTATTGAACGAAATGTTGAGGCATTAATTCTTCAAGGGAAAATTCAAGAAGCTGCTACTGCTATTACAGATGAATTATCTACAAAGATAGGAAATAAAGGTGTTTCAAGATTGAAGGAATTAGGAGAAGTTTCAAAAGTAACAATGAAGTTATGGAATGAATTGAAGATTCAAATGCAAGCAGTTGCTACGAAAGCAATTCTTCCATTGTTAAAATTAATTAATAAGGTTTTAGGTCAGACGACAGCAGGTAACAGGTTAAGAGCATTAGAAGATGATTTGAAAGGAACAGAAGAAGGAAAGAATTTAAAAGCAGATATAGAGGCAAAAGCAGGAGTTAATTCGATGACAGGTAAAACAAAACTAAGCACTTTAAGTCCTGAAGAAATGCAACAACTGATAGATAAATATAAGCGAGCTCAAAATGATTTAAGGACAGGAGCTTCAACTGTTGGGATTTCAGATGAAGATCTTAAGAATGCAGAGGAGATTATCAAGAAAAACAGAAAAGGATTAGATATGGCTTTAGAACAACTTGAAGCAACAAGAGAGTTATATCAAGCAAAATTAGATGGTAATGAAAAAGAAGTAATCAAGAAACAAGAAATTGAAAAAGTGATGAAGACAATCAAAGGAATGGATGATGCAGAATTAGAAGCTGCTAGAACAAAACTTGAATTAGCGTATGATCAAGCTGATGCAGTTAAAACTACTGCAAAAATAAAAGAAGAAGCAGATAAACAAGAATTAGAACGTAGAAAGAAAATTGCAGATTTATTAGCAACAGAAACAACTAATGCAATCGTTGGATTAATTGATGGCACAAGAACATTAGGAGAATCATTGAAAAATATTATTAAGCAGATGGCAGCAATGTTTATACAAAAGAAAGCGATGAGTTTCTTTGGAGGAATGATGGGGCTTGAAGAAGGAGGTTATGTCTCTAACGGTATAAAACCTTTTAGCTCTGGTGGTTTGGTTACTAAACCCACAATGGGACTCGTAGGAGAAGCAGGTGAGGATGAGTATATAATTCCAGCTTCTAAGATGGCTCAGTCAATGCAACGGTATTCAGCAGGTGCTAGGGGTGAATCTGTTATTCCTGGTACTGGTCAATCTTCAGCAGGTGGTGGAGCTGATGCACAAACAACTGTTAACTATTCTGGCCCAATATTAAACTTCAACTCTGAAGAATTTGTTCCTAAATCTGCAATAGGTCAAATCATTAATAGTGCAGCTTCTAGAGGCTCAAAAGCTGGAGAAGCTAGAACATTATCTAGCCTCCGAAATTCTCGTAGCAGAAGGGGTAATATAGGGTTATGACAACAAGTACTGGCTATGTAGCCCTAACCAATTTTATTACTGTTACTAAATCCGACGGAACTGGCCCAGATAAAATAGGAACAGCTTTTAGCCCTTACCACAAATTCCAGAACGGTAAACAAACTATAGGAGGTGGCTTTCCTGCTTTTCAACAACATAATTATCTTTCATTTATTTACCAAGGAGCAGCACGTAACAGGTCAGGTGACAACATGATTTCTTCTTTAATTCTTGCAAATAGTGAGATAAGTATGAATTTTGCAGTAGAAGCAGTGCAAGAAAAATATCATATTAAAGTTGAAACTTGGCTTATGACAGAAAATTTTGGACAACTTAAACAACTATCAGAGGAAACATGGCTAGCATCTCAATTAAGTTATGACCCCGAAAGTATTGAACTTATTTTAAGTTCTGCTATAGATGCTGTTGGAGCAAATGCGCCAGACAAAGTTTTAACAAGGGATCTTGTTGGTTCGTTACCTGTTACTGGATCGCTACAAAACAGGTGAGACCACATCGATTAATTGGTCTACCTTATCGTTTAGGGGCTGACCCTGAAAAACATAAAGCAGGTGATTGTTTATCTTTAGTTCGCACAGTATTAGCAAATTATGGTTTTACTGTTCCCAAAGGACAGCGTGATTGGTATAGAAGACTAAGAAGGAAAGACTATAGTATCTTTTTTGAAGAATTAAATAGGTGGGGAGTTGATTCACCCCCTAAACTAGGAACAATTGGCCTTTGCAAATCAGAAGATGGTTATGGCATGGCTGCATTTTACGAGGACGGATGGCTGAGTTATCAAAAAACATTAGGAGGCCAGGTGGTGATTTGGTTACCCCTAAACGCCCTCATGGTAAAAGGCTGTTACTTCCAACGGAAGTAGAATTATGTAAGGTCTTAGGAATAACTGAAGATGAATATTGGCTATTTATAGATTCAACTGCTGCTTATAACGGACAAAGGCCAAAAGGATATGAATTAATTCCTGATATAAGAAATGATGCTATTAGTGGTTATATTGCTTCTGTTGGTGTAAAAGCTTTCTGGACTTCAGTAGGAGTTGCTGTTGCTTCTGCAACTGTTTCCTATCTGTTAACACCTAAACCACAGGAGGCCAAACAAGGAGGGTCTAGGAGAACTGCTGATTCAATTGGTAATAGAAAATTTGCGCCACAAGCATCTTTTAATTCAGTTCAAGCTTTAGCTCAGCTAGGAGATTCCATTCCTCTTATTTTTGCTAATCAAGTAATAGATGGAGATAATGTTTTTGGCGGGTTAAGGGTTAACAGTCAGTTGTTATGGTCTCAATTTGTAAGTCTTGGAAAATATCAACAATTAAAAGCACTTGCTTTGTTTTCGCATGGAACTATTGGAGAAGATCCTGATTATGAAGGCTATGCAGTAGGAGATACTCTTTTGAATACTTATAACGCTTATAAAGTCAGTCTTTATTTCAAAGATGGAAGTATTTCCGAAAACAATAGAATTACCAAATTTGATAGATACGACCAATCCAAGTTAATTATCCCAGTAAGTCAAGATAAAGATGATCCGTTTGAAGTTGGTGTACCTAATAAAGCAGGAACAACGGCTCCGACATTAACAAGTAAATCTTTCAGTGGAGCTAGAAACCCAACGACACAAACAACTTTTGGTCTTTATGCTCCTATCCCTAATTGTCAAGTTTGTAGATTGCCTTATGAGTTGGTTCGTCCTCCTAGAGGAGCAACGGGAGATGCTATTGAAGCTATGGCAAGAAAACGGAAAAAAGTTGAATTTGCAAAGTGGCCGACGAGGGCGGGTTTTATACAGGTTAACAATGTAAAAACAAGAGGTTTAAAATCTCTCAATGTAGATGATATTGTTTTTTATCAAATAATAGGAGAGGAAAGCGGGGAGAATAATGCGTTACAAAGAGTTTATGACAATGATCCAAATACTCCAGGTTATCAAACAGTTACAGGAAAAGGAAACGCAGACGCTTTCAATTACAGACCTCATGGAGTCGCCGATGTTGACAGTTTTACGACTTCAATAAGAGAAAACACAGACAGTTTATTAGCAGTTGGAGAACAATACTTATTAGGAACGGCTCTTGTTATCTGCATTGAAACAAGTAAGCCTATGCCTTGGACAATTAAACAAAGTAAACATTATGGATTCAAAGTTGTAGAAGCTGGTGAATTTGATATTCCTGTTGATAGTGCAGATTTAAGTAGACATTGTCAGAATCCTATATGGTATGACCCAAAACAATTTGGCTATAGAGATGGAACTAAGAGTCAAGACGATGAAATTTATAGTATAGGTGGTCAAGATACTATCTTTTGGCAACAAGTAATTAGTGGAACTTTCGATTTTCCTAGAGGGCAAAATGATTTATATTATGGTCATGATATTTATACAGGTCAAAGAATTGCATTAGCAACAGTTACGAATAATAGAAAATGTGATGTTACTGAAATAGGGATCAAATCAACAGTTTATAAACGTATTCAATTTGCAAATGTAAAAAGTCAGCCTGAAAAAGAAGCATTAAGGAAACTTATCATGGATGACCGAACACAAATACAACTAGGTCAAGTCTCAATGTTTGCGGATAGGATTTCTTTGTTTATGTTACAAGCTAGACAAATAGGAGATTCAAATTGGGAAAATTTAATTAATACATTAGAGAACCATCTTGGGTTATTTGCTGTTAAAGGAAACACACCAGAATCACAATACAATGCTATTACTATTTCTCATCCTGCCTTAGATCAATATGAATATAGGTTCAGACCTTATCCTGGCAATTACATAACTAGAAATGCAAATTGGGATCAAAGAGTTAATTTATTGACAACAGACTCTGGTGGATTAGGGCAAGTTTCACACTTTTCAGCAAATACTACTTTTGGAACATTTGACGTTGCCTTTACTGGAGATGAAGGATTTACGATTTCACAAGCTGTTGCTAGTAATAATGAATGGCAACTAGGAGAAACGACAAGATCCACTGTCGGGACAGTTTCGAGTGCAAGGCTTAATGGAGTTACAAGTTGGGTTGAAAATCCAAGCTTCAACGGAGTTATTACAGAGTATAGGAAAGAACTTGTTCAAACTTTTGTTGGAAATCATCAATACAATATTGTCTTATGGAATCAAACAAATGCCCCAGGATGGGCAGCCGTTCACGGTTGGACTTGGGTTCTATATGGTGTCCCTGGTCAGCCTGAAATTAGTTTAGGAACAATATTTCCTAATACAAATACGGCATGGCCTCAAGTCTTTTTTGCTTTTCCTAATGGTAAAACCTATATTCCGTTAGACCCTGGTACTTATTATCACCCAAACAATAACCCCTATCATTTTTGGGTTGGGGTGGAAGAATATAGATATTCAACCCGAACCATTCAACCTCTTTTACATTTTGAGGGATCGGTTCCTGTTACAGGAGGAAGTGGTACTGGACTGAAAGTTAATTTAAAAGTTTATAAACAAGAATATCAAACAGGCCAATATTATTACAAAGCAGATTGGACTTTAGACCCTCAAAATTTAGGTGAAGATTATCAAAATGGTGAAACAGTTGTTATCCCTTGGACAGCAGTAGGAGGTGCTCAAAGAACTATTAATGTTCAATTGTTAGTAGAGACTACAACAATAACAACAAAGGCAGAACAAAATTTTAATCCTTATGATGTTCTAAGTGATTGGAATGTTTATGAAGGAGATGAAAACAGTAACCGTACTAATCCAGAACATGAAATAGTTTATGTAAATGAAATACTAAAACCTGCTACAGAACCAGGTACGGATGTAGAGAGACCTGCGGAATATAGTAATTTGGCTTTTGCTGGTATTAAAATTAACAGCTCTAAGGAATGGGTTAATTTCAGTCAGTTATCTGCTTACTTTAAAAAAGGGATAAAAATTTATGATCTTATAAATTCTTCTATTAATGGTGATGATGATATTACATGGGCTGCGGATGATTCATCTAATTTATTTCCTGAAATTGCTTATTCCTTGTTAGCCAGTACAAAGATAGGTGCTGGAAAACTTGTTGGTATTGACTCTGTCGATTTTAGAGCGATGAAAAATGCCGCTGAATATTGTTCTAGAAATAAATTCTTTTGGGATGGAACAATTAGTAGTAAATTAAATTTAAGAGATTTTATTTTTGAACATTCTGGTTATTGTTTATTAGATTTCACAATAATTGGAGGTAAGTTTAGTCTCAAGCCTTCTGTTCCTATTAATGGAAATAATGAAATTGATAAGACAATTTTGCCTGATATAAAATGTTTATTTACTGATGGCAATATTAATGATTTACAAGTTTCGTTTTTGAATCCAGAAGAAAGACAAACATTTAAAGCAGTTGTTCTTTATCGTGAAGAAAAAGTAAATGGTTTCCCTGAGACAAAATCTATATTAATCAGAGAGGATGCCCCCTACGGATCGGATTCTGACCCTGTAGAAACCTTTGACTTGTCGAGTTTCTGCACGTCTCGTAAGCAAGCAATTTATTTTGCTTATTTTGCTATCAAATCAAGACGTTTAATTGATCATGGAATTACTTTTAAAACAGCTCCTCAATATGTTCAAGGATTAGAGCCTGGGGATTATTTCAGGTTAGTTTCAGAAGTCACTCATACCAGTAGGTTTAAGAATGGAGCGAAGCTAGAAGACGGAACAATTGTTAGTAAAGATGATATGACGGGAAATGAAGACGTTCTATATTGGATACCTGGAAAAGTCGGTGAAATACTTCCTTCAAAATTATCTGAGGCTCCTTCTGGTTGTTTGTTTACTGTTAAAAATACAACAACAGAAAATAAGGTTTATAAATGTGAAACTATTTCTTATGGTGAGGATGGTTTGTTGGAGGTGGCTGGTAGCTTTGCTCCAACAGAAACTGACCCTGCAACAAAAGGACAACTTTCTGTTATGCAGGGATGGGGGTTAGATCGAGATATTCCAGATTTCGTTACCGAAGAACTAACAGGCGCCACGGCAATGCAATCTTTAGGTGGGTCGTAATGTGAATATGTTCCGATACACTTAGTGGAAATCAAGTGTGATTTTCAAGCATTATCTGATTTTTTAACATGGCAAGTCCTAAAGATTTCCCAAGCATTAAACCAACTTCCCGAAGTTATTCTCCTGGGACATATCCAAGTACTACATTTGAATCGTTAGATGGTACAAAGACACATTTGCGTTTTGGTAATCAAAGGGTTAATGCAACTTTGACTCTTGGATTTTCTAATATTACTGATGCAGAAGCTTGGGAAATTTTAGAGAATTATAGAGATGTAAATTCTGATTGGGATTATGTAACTTTTAATTTTAAATCAGGTTTGGCAGGTGTCGGAGGAGATGGTCACACGTCACAAAGTGGTGCATTAACAAATTTAGCTACTTATATGGCAGAAAATAACAGTCAATCAGGTGGTTTAAAATGGCGTTATTCTGGGCCTCCTTCTGTTACAAGTACCTTTAAAGGTATGAGCAATGTGAGCTGTAGTTTTGTTGCTTGCCTAGATGCCCCTTAGAATAAACACAACGTATTGATTTTTTAGGTCGTGGCTTTTTATAGCGGAAAAGATGGACAGCTTTTTATTGACGGCGATAAAGCCGCCAAAGTTCAATCTTGGTCTTTTTCTAGTTCACAAGCTGTTCTTGAAACAACTTCTTTAGAAGACACAGATCGAACAATTGTCCAAGGTGTAAGAAGCTATAGCGGTAGCGCAAGACTGTTTTACTATCAAGCGTCTGCTGGTTCTGGCGGAGATGTTACAGATTTAATTGGTAAATGCATTAAGGCTGCAAGTGGTGGAGTTGCGGCTGCTTCTACTGCTGCAACTTTAAAACTTAAAATTGTTGACGGTTCTGCTAATGGTCGTTTTATTACTTTCTCTACTTTGATTACTGGAATATCAATGAATAGTGCTGTTGGTGAAGTTTTAAGTGCTGATATTAGTTGGGAATCAAATGGAGCACCTACAGAAGTATCTATCTAAATCATGGGTGTTTATTTTGGGCAATCGGGTGAAATAGCCCTTAAAAGAGATGCACTTCAAGCTGCTTTGCAGACGAAGTTAGATCCTTTTGATGTAAACACTTCAACAAAGAGATTTAGTGTTGACCATAGTTCTGGATCGTTACTTACAGGAGATGAAGTTGAAATAGCAACCGTTGATGAATCAAACCTTGAGCTTGTTAGTGGTCATAATTATCCAGATGGCAAATGGTTTATAAATGTTGATCCTGTTGGTGGAATAAAGTTATTTGATAGCTTTTCAAAAGCAATAGAAGGATTAACCAGTAATGCTTTAACTCTTGTTGCTCCTAGTTCTGCAAAAGATATTACGATTAAAACTCGAAATGAAAGATATAGACACGTTGCCAATGTTCGAGATTTTGAGATGACAACGAGTAGAGAGCAAGTTGATTTAACAAATCTTGGAGATGAATTTAGAAATCAATATGAGGCTGGATTAATTAGTGGTCAAGGGACAATGAGCTGCATTTGGGAGCATAGTTATGACACAGGAGATAGAAAAAATGAATATGGAGCTGAATCTGAATTTGCGTTTTATTTAGCTCAACTAATTGTTAGAACTCAACAGGGTTCGGATTTTGATGGTTTATTTTACATTTATAGAGATTCAAGTAATAAAAAGAACAATGTTTACTATGAAGCAAATTGCATTATTACTAATGTTGCTGTAAGTGTTAACGCTGCCGAAGTTATAGAGACAAGAGTTGAATTTGTTACTAATGGAGTTATCCGATTAAAGACAGGAGATACGGCTGGTTACATCCTTCAGGAGAACTCAGATCTAGTCCTTCAGGAAAATGAAAGTCCCATATTGCAGGAACAGGTTTAAACTATTGCTAATGGTTTTTAGATAGTAGTCAATGGCTGATCTTCAGATAAGTGCTTTACCCGCCCTTGGTGAAGCTGGTATTCAAGCAACTGATGTATTAGCCCTAGCGGATCTCAGTGCTACCGAAACGAAAAAGGTAACTGTAAAAGATTTAGTAGCTGCTGCTGTAGCACTTTTAGATTCTGGAGATATTCCTGCTGCCAAGGTTGCAACGCCTTTTGCTACTGATGCCGTAGCGACCGCAACGATTCAGAACTTAGCTGTAACTGCTGCCAAGATTGCTAACTCAACTATTACTGCAACGCAGATAGCAAACACAACGATAACTGGAGCAAAGTTAGTTAACGATACTGTTACTGCAACACAAATCGCTGCTAATGCGATAACTGCTTCTGAATTAGCCGATGATGCTGTAGATACTGCTGCTATTGCTGATCTTGCTGTTGATAATGCCAGAATTGCTAATACAACAATTGCTTATGCAAAATTAGATTTAAGTGATGGAGATATTCCTGGGGCAAAAATTGCGTCAGGTGGAATTACTGCTACTCAATTAGCAACTAATTCTGTTACTGCTACAGAACTTGCTGATAACGCTGTTGATGCAAATGCAATTGCTAGTGGAGTAATTACTGGAGCTAAAATTGCAAGCAATACTATTGCTGCTGGAAATATTGTTAATAACACGATTACAGCAACGCAAATTGCTAATGGGGCAATAGGTAATGCTCAAATAGCGGCGGGAGCAATAGACGCATCAAAGTTATCTGGAGCCTTAGCAGCAACGTCAATTGCTGATGATGCTGTTTCTACTCAAAAAATACAAGATGACGCTGTTGATAGTTCTAAGCTTGCAGCAAACGCTGTTGATGCAGCAGCTTTAGCCGATAATTCTGTTGATGCTGGAGCGATAGCTAGCAATGCTGTTATCGAAGCAAAGATAGCTGCAAACGCTGTAACTAATGCGAAGATTGCTGATGGCACGATTACAGCAGCTAAGTTAAATACATCAAATGTTGATAGGTCTTTAAATGTAGCCAGTGGGAACCTTGGAATAAATAACACAGTTACTGCTGCTACTCGTTCAGGAATAACATATAACGCTCAGGGACTCATAACTGGAACCGTTGCTCTTGCGGCCGGAGATTTACCTGTTGCTACTACTTCTGCTGTTGGTGGTGTTTCTATTAGTACTGGTTTAACTGTTAGCGGAGCAGGTGCATTATCTCTTTCTAATTCTGTAACAGCAGCCACAATGAGCGGCATTACTTACAACGCTCAGGGTCAAATTACTGCGACAACTGCATTGACGGCTTCTGATCTTCCAGTAGCAACAACCAGTGCTAAAGGTGCGGTACAAATTACATCTGGAGGAGGCTTAACTGTTTCTGGGACAGGTGAACTTATAACTTCAACAAGTGGAATTAGTGCAGGTACTTTCACGAAATTAACTGTAAACAATAAAGGAGTTGCAACTGCTGGAGCAGCACTGGCTTCATCAGACATACCTGATCTTTCCGCCGCAAAACTAACAAGCGGAACACTAGATGCTGCAAGGATTGGAGCCGATACTATTGATTCATCTAAGCTAAGCAATTCATCGACCACAATAATACAATCTATAACACAATTAGGTTACCCAACAGCAGCCTTCACAGGCCAGCTTCTCTTTGACCCGATTGCTGAAGATGCATACCTATGGGACGGGAACGCTTGGAATCCGATTACTACTTTAACCAAGGGAGCCTTGGTCAGATTAGGAACTTATAACGCTAATTTAAGCCAAGTTGATTATGTAACTGCGGCTGGATCTGCGGCTGGTTTAACTGTTGGTCAAAACTTGCCAGTTGCATCTGATTCGGTTGACGGTGGATACGTTGTCATTTCGGTTCAAGGAACTCCAAGCGGTGTAGCAGGGATAACTGGACAGCTTTCACCTCCTGACTATCTCCTTGGAGTAACGGCTAGTGCGTCTTCTAGTTCATGGGTAGAAATTGATCTTTCAACAACTGTTGCTTCTCAGCAAGCTTCAGCAATTTCCTATACCCCACACGGTCAACTCTCTTCGACAAATGTTCAAGCAGCTTTAAATGAGATTGAAGATGAAAAACTAGCAAAAGCAGGTGGTACTGTCACGGGTGAGCTGTTAATTGGTAATGCTGGAAGCCTTGTTTTTGAAGGATCTACTGTTGACGCATTTGAAACAAAATTAACAGTTGCCGATCCAACGACCTCGGACAAAACTATTACTTTGCCTAACGTAACTGGAACAGTAATTACAACTGGAGATACTGGAACTGTTAACAGCACAATGTTGCTTGATGGAACGATATTAAATGCTGATATTAACGCTAATGCCGACATTGCACTTTCAAAACTAGCCGATATTACTTCTGCTCAAATCATTGTAGGCAACGGATCAAACGTTCCAACAGCAGTAGCAGTCACAGGAGACATAAGCATAAACAACGCAGGACTTACAGCTATTACTGCTGGAGCAATTGTTAATGCTGATATATCTGGATCGGCTGCAATTACAGGTTCAAAAGTAACAACAGGAACTACAAGTGCCGTTGGTGTTTTACAACTAACAGATTCAACTTCAAGTACAAGTGCTACCACTGCTGGAACTCCTGCTGCTATTAAAACTGCCTTTGATTTAGCTACAACCGCTAATACCACTGCTGGAAATGCCTTGGCAAAAGCTGGTGGAACAATGACTGGCAACTTAATTCTTGATAACGCAAAAGAAATTAGGTTTAGTGAGGCAGATTCAAACGGTGCAAATTATCTAGGGTTAAAAGCTCCTGATTCCGTAACTGCTGATATTACTTGGATTCTTCCAGCAACTGATTCGACTGGAACTCAATTCTTAAAGTCTGATGGATCTGGAAATTTAGGCTGGGCTTCTGATAGCACCGTAGACAATACCAAACTCCCCTTAGCTGGTGGCACGATGTCAGGTGACATCAATCTAGGAACAAACGATATAACAAACGGCGGAACAATTACAGGAACCTTCGTAGGAAATATTACGGGAAATCTTACTGGGACAGCAGACGAATTTACGGTTACAGCTAATAACTCAACTGACGAAACCGTTTATCCATTGTTTGCTGATGGAGCAACAGGTTCACAAGGAGCCGAGACAGATACTGGCCTAACTTATAACCCTAGTACTGGTCTTTTAACGGCTGGTGAATTTGTAGGAAATTTAACTGGTAATGCAACCACAGCCTCAACAGGAACAGCAGTCAATGTAACTGCTAATGAAAGCTCCGATGAGTTGCTATATCTTGCAATGGTTGATGGAACATCTGGAGCTCAAGGAATTGAAGCTGATTCAAGTTTGCAATACAACCCGTCTACAGGATTAATAACGACTACAGGATTTGTAGGAAACTTAACTGGTAATGCTTCTGGAACAGCAGCGACAGTAACGGGTGCTGCTCAATCAGCAATCACAAGTGTTGGCACGTTAACTGGTCTGACTGTCAGTGGAAATATTTTGATGAGCGGGAATGGAGCAATTGATGTTGCTGCTGGAACGGATGCACAAAGACCTGGCTCTCCTAATGCAGGAATGTTTAGGTTTAATACTGATGATAATAAATTTGAAGGTTATGACGGAAGTGCTTGGGGAGAAATAGGTGGCGGTGGCGGTGGCGGTGCTACAGGCGGTGGAACAGATACTATCTTTGTTGAAAATTCGCTTGTCGTAACAACAAATTATACGATTGGGAATAATGGAACAACGAACAAAAGTGCTTCAAGCGTTGGCCCTATAACTATTAATGCTACAAAGACTGTTAACGTCCCAACAGGGCACAGATGGGTAATAATATGAATATATAGCTGTAAAACTCCAAATCAGTTAAACTTTAGAGTAATAATTATAAGCTTTGAAATCTAGGGAAAAACTATGGCTTATGGAACCGTCAAATGCGACAACGTTATCTATGATGACAGTGGTGATCAAACCCTATCTGTAGCTAATATTGCCACAAAGGCATCTCCTTCCTTCACAGGAGCTGTGGGTGTAGCAGGTGAATTTGATATTACTGGACAGTATAACCAAACGGTTCCAACAGCATTAGCAACAACTGGGGCCTTAACTGTTGATACATCTTTAGGTAATTATTTCACTATACCTACTATGACTGGAAACATAACAGGCTTCACTTTTACTAACCTTCCTGCAAGTGGAAAGGCTTATTCCTTCACTCTTGAAATTGCTACGAGCGGCACTCCTCACACTATTACATGGACTCCTACGGTTGGAGGTGCTACCAAGAACTGGTATTGGCCTGGTGATGCACCAACTCTTGAAGCAACTAAAACGTTTCTTGTCTCTGTAGTAACAGATGATGGAGGGGCCACCTTCAGAGCTATTGCGACTAAAGCTTATACGAATTAATCATGGATCCTATAACTCAACAGTTATTCAAATCAACAGGCGTTAATTATACTGACGCAGTTTGGTTTCAAGGTGCTGTAACAAATTCAACTGCTCAGGGCCTCGGTGTTTTGCAGCTACATAATAATAGTCCAACAGAAACAGCATGGGAAGTCCCTGGTGGTGTAACAAGTATTTCTGTCGCTGTTATGGGAAGTGGTGGAGGAGGACAGAACTTAAGTAATCTTGCTAATACAACATCTTTTGCCTGTGGTGGGGGGGAATTAGTTTGGAGAAATGGGATAAGCGTGACTCCTGGTCAAACTTTATATGTTCATTGTGGTTCAGCAGGTGATTCGGGAGTTGCAGGCTCTTCAGGTATCGGGTCAAAGTACGTCTCTGATACTTCTTACAATGAAACTGCTTGGACAGATTCAGCAGTAGCTAATTATGTACGAGCTTCTTATATTAGAGCTTGGGTTTCTGGATCTAACAAATTTGTAGTCTATGCAGAAGGAGGTTTAAATAAGAAAAATGATGATACTGGCGGTGGTAACGACGCTGGAGGGAGAATGAACGCCTACACTTACGGGACGTTAGGAACCGAAGATACAGATTGGAGACATAGCCCAGGTGGTACTGGTGGAGGAAGATCAACTCAAGGAAGCAATTATCAAGCGTGGTCAAGAGGTTCGGGTGGTGGTGGTGGATGGACAGGAGCGGGTGGAAATGGCGGTGCAAACAACTCTGGCCAAGGCGGCGGTGGATCAGGTGGTGGATCAGGTGGTGGAGCGTCAAGTAATAGTATATCTGGCTCTTACGGACATGGTGGGCATACCTTCATGTGGGGTTCAGGAGATAGTGGGTCAGGTGGTGGTTGGCCTAATGGACTCGGTGGTGCAGGTTCCAAAACAGGAACAGGAGCGTCAACAACTCCGCCAGATGGTGTAGGTCAAGGTGGAGGCGGCGCTAGAGATGGATGGGTCGGCCCTAACGCTATGGCACCGCTTTATCCTGGTTGGGTTCGTATTGTTTGGTCTACAAGTGGACAAACAAGAAACTTTCCTTCTACAAACGTTGGCTATCCAGGCTAACTCCTACAATCCTTAAAAAGGCTAATGACTGAATACAGAAAAAGAGCTGATGGAACGGTTGCTATTTCAACTGATCTTTTTAAAGCTGCAAACAGAAACACATCTTTTCCTTCTATACCAACAGAAGACAACTGCGATTCTGTAGGTTGGGATATTGTACAGACGAGCACACCTCCAGCAGTCACACCTCCTTACGAAATATTTGAACGTGATGGAGTAGAAGAATCTGGGGGAAAATGGGTTGAAAAATATAAGATAACAACAAGGAATACATCAGAAGTTGATACAGAAAATGCAAATTTAGCTAGGTCTGACAGAGACAGACTTCTTTCCGAATCTGATTGGACACAAGCCGCAGACACAGCCTTGTCAAATTCAAAGAAGGCAGAATGGGTAACATATAGAACAGCCCTAAGAGATCTCCCAACAGCTAGTGGTTGGCCTCATACCCACACCTTGCCTACTAAGCCATCTTGACGGTTAGGGCTATAATTTGAAGGCAATGTATTATTTTTATGTCTGACCGTTTAAGCCTTGCAGCCGAAGTTAAGCAATTACAAGCTGATCAAGAGACTAGAGCTGCTGAATGGAAAGAAAATCAAGCTGCATTAGAAGCCAAAGTAGCTCAATTAGTTAAGGCAAATATGGATGAAATTGGATGATTAAGATCCTTACCTATATAAATGCTGCTGCCCTAGTGGTGGCAGTAGCTGGTGGTACGTTTGCCTTCTTTAATCGTGGCAAGATTACCGAGTCCATTATGAGTGAAGTGCAAAAGCAATTGCCTTCTCTTGTTAAAGGAGCAATGCCATCTATACCCAAAATGCCCTCCTCCACTGGTTCCGTAAATCCATTTGCTAAGTGATTCAATTTAAGTCATTTAACGGCCTAACTTCTTTAGTTCTGGGCGGTGGTTTGATCGCTACGAACTTTATGAGTCTTAACCTTTTAGCTCGTAAAGATTCTGGTATTCCTGATATAGCAAAGCTTTCTAATACTCCTTATAGTTCAATTCAAATCAGGAGCGAGACTAAGCCTGATGGTGCAGAAGAGTGGATGTTTAATTCTAAGCAACACGATCCAAAGCTAGTTACAACAATCGTTGATGATGAGAAACCTACCTTTAATGGTGGCGTTAAGAAGAGATATACACATAAGCAAGATGTGGCTCAATTTGCAATTTATCCAAAAGGTTCAGGAGGAAAACTGACAGCAGATCAGATTGCCTGTATTGAAAAAATGGCACAGGGTAAGTCAAATGGAATGATGATTGCTGACGCTGCTTCTGTTCAGGTAACTCCAGCTATAGCAAGCGTTCCTATCTTAGGGCCAGTATTGGCGGGTATTTTCTTTGGTCAATCTAGAAAGCAGATTGGCAATGCTGCTAGTGAGCTTGCTGGGCAATGGAACGACTGCTAATATGTTTTTACCAGACCCATTATCAAGCTATTAATTTAGCCGCTGCTCTGTTGGAGCGTCAGTACCAAAGCCCTCTAGTCTCGCAAGTACTGGAGGGTTTTGTTGTATGGAAATAGAAGATATTTCTGTTAGAGAGATACCTGACGCTTCAATTAATACAACAATAATCCGTACAGCAAACCCACAATTTCCTAGCAATATAGGTTTTCCTGTTATTCAGATGCCTGGATGTGTAAGGGCTAGGACGTTAAAAAATAAGAATTTAGTAACCTCAGATCCTGCTGGGAATTTTTATGTATGTGATGGCAACGTACCAACACTTGAAAGCATGGCTGTTGATTGGGACGGGCTATCTGCTGTTGGGCCTGTAAAGGCAGACGAGCCAGCATTAATTCCACCTATTCCAAAGATAAATTCAAAAGGGGATAAGAGAAAGGAAGTGGAAGAAGAGGATAGCAAAAATGACGAGGAGGGAAATACCGATGTAGGTCAACAAGATTTTAAAGTTCCAGATATTGATGGACAGTTTATTGTAGATAAATTGCCCTGCCCACCATTAGATACACTTGCTAAAACTCCTGTTGGTTCGTTAGGTAAAGGCGGCCTTGCAAGGATAAAAGGATGGAAAAGAGATGAGCTTACGGGTAAATGTGAAACAGTATGGGAAGGTTTAAGTCCATTAGATATTGCAGGTAATTACGCTCCACAACCGACAGTCCTTGTTAATACATCTGTAATTGCAGTTACGTCAGTTATTGGTGTTACTGTGATTGGTCAACCAATAGCAAAATTCTTTCAAAAGCAAGTTAAAGGTCAAGTTAAAAGTTTTTCTAAAAAGATAACTAAAAAGCTATTAGCTCTTAGGGGGAAGAAGCCTCCTGTAAAGTCCCTCGCTGAAAGGAGAAAGGAGCAGAAAGATTCTCGGAAGTAACCTCAATACTGTGAGTGTGATCTGTCAATGTATTAGGAGGATTGACTAGTCTTACATCTTCACAGACAACATAACTAGGACTGTCTTTTGCATAGACAACACCTAGCTTCAATTGTTCTGCACATACTTTTAAACGTCCCAAAGCGTAATCTAGTTTCTTAGCTTTATATGCTTGTTCTAAATATTGAATACGGGTATTCATAGCAGCCACACAGTTATTAGTCATGCGTCTATCTAGTGGAACGGCAATCGTAGCTGTAATACCATAGTTAAAACTTAAATTATTTTCAGCTTGTCCTGTCCTAATTGGTTTTGTATATAAAACTCCACCAGGATTAGTTAAGTTTCCGTCTGCATCTGTACTATCGTCATATACATTTTCTTGGTAATAAGGTTCAAATGGATCTTTCCAAGTATTTACTTTAGAAACGAATGGATTAATAGTAAGAGTCGTTCCACTGCAACGGATTCCATCACCTACTTCTTGAAACATAAAGCTACCACTTTGTACCTGAATACCTTGATTAATCACTGAGCCTTGGGATGTTGCAGATGGAGAGGCTATAGTCGTTGAGTTTGCAAATACTGGTTGACTAAATGTTATTGAGTAAAGACAGATACCGATTCCACAATAGAATCTGTTGTAGTGGTTCGGTTTATTGTTGTTACATTTTGGAGTCCAGGTTGGGCTAGACTTTCTGTAAAGGAAAAAGCGTTGCCAGCCGTTTTTATTCCCCAGTCGGGTTTGTTTGCTGGTGTTACATCTACTGATGTCCATGTGAATGTAATGTTATCAATTGTTTGAGGTGTACTTAGTACAGCTTTAGGTGAAATAGTATTTGTATTTAGTGGTTCGATATTATGACCAGAAACCACGTATTCATAGCCTGAACGATGATCTACCGAAGTTATAGTTTCAGTTACTACAGTCTTAGTTTCTTGTCTGCTGTTTAGAGTACCAGTTGAGAAGGTTGGCACAACGGGAACAGCAGAAACGCTAGTTCCTGCAAAGGATATAAGTAGCAATAACTTATATATTTTACGCACTATTTAATAGTAATTTCTGAACTATATTGAGCCGTTCCAGTAGTTCCAGCTCCTCCAGCGACTGTCGTTGCAATTCCAGCAGAAGTTACCGTACCAGCAAGATTTCCAGCTACTCCACCAGAGGTGACAACTGTATTACCAAAAGCTGGCATATCAGCAACAACTCCTGTGGAGACATCCACACCACTTCCTATGGCAGGGATAGCGTCACCTTGTAACCAGCTTTCAGAGAACGAAAATGCCGATCCAACAGTATTAACTTCGTAGACACCAACATCAAGTGTTGGGGCTGCTGTCGCTGACCCTGCTGTTATCTTTCCAAAGTGTTCTCCAGTAGTCACTTTCATGTTGTTACCAGAGACAGCGTAAGTAGATGGAACTCTAATAGCCTGAACTGCTGCCCCATCAACTTTTAAGCTTGTTGAGGCTGTGTGTTTGATCGAAATATCAGCTTGAGCTGGTGCTGCTAATAAAAGCAGAAGTGGAATAAAGCGTTTCATGATTAGTCAGGCAGCAAGTAAAGCGTTTCGCTGATTTTCTTTGCTGTTACATTAGCTATTTTATCGACTGGGCCTTGTTCATAAGTAACAACTAGAACGCCCCAAGCATCCTCTTTCCCTGTGATGGGACAGCTTTGTGAAATAAAAGTTCTATTAGGAAGTGGGGTACATTGAGCTAAAACAAAATGTCCTATTACTTCCTCATCTCCTGGCATCCAATAACCCGTTGGGATAGGGTCTATTGACGTTCTAGGAAAGTTAGCAATAGGAATAATATTTCTAGCGTCAGGCCAGTCATATAACCAAACAGATTTTATATCTCTGTTCTTAGTAAGGATGCCATTTAACAACGCTTCTACTTTTAGTTTTTTGCTTGGATCTTCTTCAAATAAGACGCTGATTTCTTTATCGCCTCCATCATCAACCATCTTTGATTCGTTGTAAGCCTTAAAACCAATTAGACCTATTGCAGAGATAGCAGATAGGCCAACTATCTTCATTAAAAACTTACTCCAGTTTTGTTCTGGAGAAATGATGTTTTTAACGGTTTCTATTGCTGCCTTCATAAGTAAGCCTTACTGATTTGAGCAAGTAAACCTAGCAACGCCAAAGCCGCACTAACAACTGCTGCTGCTTGGAATACTCTTTTTTCTAATTGTCTTACTCGATCCTCTAAATCTCCTATCTTTTCCTCTGCTCTCTTGAGTTTCATCTCTGTGCAGACAATACGAGTTTCTTGTCTTGCATCAATAGAAAGATCACCATCGATCATGTCAACCTCCCACTTTCAGGGTCAATAGACTTATTCGTGATCGGGTCAACTCTCGGCCCTACTGGGATTAGTTTTACAGGAGTTTCAATTCTAACTATCTGATAAGGCACGCCACCCATATTCCCTTCTGCTTTCTTTTTCTCTTCGTCAGCTTTATAAGTTCCATCACCTCTCTTTTTTGCTGTCTCCAATCCAAAACTGGCCAGGGCACCTGTAAACACGCTAGCTATGAAGGTTGGATCTATACGTTCTTGCTCTCCTAATCCTGGGATCGTAACGTAATTCAAAGTCAAAATAAATCCGCTCCAAACAACAACACCTAACCTTACAAATGTAGATAAGACTTGCAGTTGTTCTTCTTTATCATCCAAGCCCTCCTTTAGTTTTTGCAGAGGATTCTTCTTCTTTGGATCGTTTACTTTTTTCTCTTCCATGCGTAAAAAGTTAAAAACATAACTACATTAGACATAAATGGCTTGAAAGTAATGAAATTCCTTTCTCAGACGCAAAAGGAAGTAATAGCCAAGGCTCATGGCATAACCGTTGAATCTATAAATAAAAGAATTGAGCTATGGAGTTTAATTAACGATCCAGATATATCTAAGCCTGACCTAGTAGAAGCACAAAAGGCATGGATTAAGATTCAGCAAGGAACATGGCCTAATGTAAATGTCTGAGATTGCTGCTGCGTTAATTGGTGCTATGGTGTCAGCCTTACTGATGGTTCTTGGCAATCGTTCTAATAAACGCCAAGGAGACATTCGTGAGATCTTTCATCGACTCAACGCTATAGATAAAGAATTAGTAAGGCTTGATTCAACTAGACCAAGAAATTGGCGAGGACAATGAAAAACCCCTAGTGTCCTCTATGAAACTAGGGGTTTCTCTGATACATCAAGTCCCACCTCGACGTTTAATAACTTACTTGTGTGAGTTGTAAATTACAAAAATATTTTAGCCATTTCCATGAATATTTCAAATGAAAAAACTTTTCTTCAACAGCGAGCGAGGGAAACGCTTTACCCTCTGGGTACTTGAATCAGCTACAGAACAAAGTAACAACAGTCTTGTGCCAGAGGACGTTGACTTTATAGAGGCTAGACTATGGCCTAATCGAACATTAAAACTCCAATGAGTATGTATAAGACTGAATGGTTAGAAGAAGACCGTCAGAGAGTTATGAACATGGAACGCTGGTATATCCTCGATGGGCGGCATAGACCTGATCATCCTCAACATGGGATCTATACTGGTTTATCGGAAAAAGCAAATGACCTCGACAGCTTTGACGGAATTGTGTGATTGCCCTCATTGCAAAGAACTAAGAAGACAGCAAGCCAGGCATGGAAAGTGGCAAGAATTATTGCTACATATAAATAAAAACAATGAAAGAAGCGGAAGTTCCTCTTGATTTCTCTTTTGTCTTTGACTTAGCTCAACCTCCTAGTTTGGAAGATGAATTGCACTTAGAGAAAGAGATAAGGATGATTAAATCTTCCGATGATATTGAAGGGATAAAAAATTACGCAGTAGATACAGCTAGGCAGAATTATCAGCAAACTATTTTCATTGCCGGATGCCTTACTAAGATTGCAGAATTACAAACAAGAATTGTTAAAGTCGCCGAAATGAAAGAGCAAAAAAGCCCTAATTTGCTGAAAAAATTATTAAAGCTAAAATAAGATTGGAGTTGAGACTAGCTCCATTGAAAAGACAGAGCCTCTTGCATCCGATCCCCAGTGCAAGAGGTTTTGTTGTCTATGCAGACTTCTGGAATTTAGCGTTACTTCCTGTGCCTATCCACTTTATTTCGTGATCTGAAACAGGAACTTCAGGTTGTTGAACAGAGTACCAACGATGATCACAGGCAATACAATTCCTGCGTCTAATTGTAAGTTTGTCAGAGGTACGCTTAGTGCATACAACTCTAGTCCTAGTGTTCCCACATTCAGGACAGTCTGTTTGAATTTTATTAATCATTTATTGTCCAAATCCTTTGTTGTTTTTTTTGCTTTTCATTTTTGGTTTTCTTCGTGTTGAAAGACGAGGAGTATTGAAGTCTCTTGTCTGACGTACTGTGAAATCAGTCTCAGATCTAGTCTTAGGGATATGACTTTTAGACATTTACGGAGCTGGAACCAATATGTGTTGTGCGTGTTCTGAACTCCTGCCATCAGGCCATTTCACGTTGTAGTAATAACTTGGGCGTTTTCTGCTATTCAATTTTTCCTTCATTTCTACAATTGTTCCGGCAGTAGAATCTATTGCTAAAAAGACTCCTGTGTTTCTTTTTTTATTAACACGGTCATTAATCTTGAACCTCGGTGTTGCTGGCATTAGTTTTTTGTAAGTAAATTTGTACGAGTTTTTTCTTGCTGTGATGGGTTGTAGTCCCAGCTAATAATCTTAATTCTCTTGAGGTACGAGTTTCAAGGAATCTTGCAAATCCTTGATATGGTTTTGGACTTCTGTAAACAAAGGAAGAGCCAAGCCAATCAAGGAGTTTCATTTTACAGTTCTTTTTTCCAAAGGATAGAAGCTGTTGGATAAGTTGCTTTTAGTTTGTTAAAAGCCTCTTCTTTTGTTGTGCCCCATGCCCTGATTTTCATCCCTTGTTTTTTAGGTTCACAAACCCAAAACAAGTGAAGTTTAGGAACTGGCTTAGGCTCGCTTGCTGTAACAGATGTGAAATAAGTCATGATTCTTTTGCTTTTAGGATTGAATTGTTTTGTTTAGCGATAACTCTGTTTTGAACTGCCTGTTCCCATTCCGCTTCGTCTTGTTCCTTAAGTGCTGCATACTCTTTTTTAGTACAAATGCTTTCGACATAATTAAAAATAAGTTCTCTCATGAAAGCACTTACTTGTTTTTCTAGCTTCTCTTCTACATGATTCACAAAATATGTCCCTCTTGCTGATGGCAAAAGCACTTGAACGATATATTTATTATCTTCTTTTCTTGGTTTTAATCGACCACTCATGATGGAATACAGAATCGTTACTCACATATTAGGTTAGAAAAGGTTTTAATCCCATTCAACTTCATCTGCTAAACGTGCCAAAGTATGTAGAGAGTTAAGACTGTCTACTTTTCTTTGAATTTGAGCTGACTTAATTTGATTGCCAAAAGATTCAGCTTGCTCAGTCAAAGTTAATTTGTGGCAATGTTCAATGCGTTGGCAAGGATTATTCTCAAGATCTTTTGTAGCTCTAGCAAATTTGCCTCCAGTAATGACGGCAGTTAACTGACTTAAAGCTTTGTAGACCTCTGTTTTTGTTGTTGGATTGTTCATCCTTTTACCTCCATTTTTTGTTGCCAAGCTCGATCTGATATTTCTTTGGCTGTTTGGCCGTAAGAGTCAGAGATTTCTTCGTCACTAGGTTCGTAGTTGAATTGCTTATCAGCCTCATCTACATATTCATCAATGATGTCATGTACAAAAGAAAACTCTTGATTAGGTTCATAGCGATCTTTGTCTTCTTGATTTAATTCATCAAGTTCTTCTGTTATGTCTTGAACTCTTGCGTAAGGACAAACCCATCGTTTGTTATTTGCCAGTTCAGAAACAACTGTTGCTAGTGCTTTACGAAGCTCCCTCACATGAACATGAGGATTGTGCTTGATAAATGTTTCTGTTTGAACGCTATGGTTAATAGCTTGATTACAGGTTTTGATTAAAGTTTCTATTTTTTCAAATTCAATTGAAACTTTAGGAGAATAAGATTTGGTGGTTTTCATTGGTTTAGAAAAGGGCCATATATATGACCCTGTATTGGTTTAGAAGTTAGGTTCTACTTCGATTTTTCTAGGATTGATATTGCCAAAGCAACCATATCCATCGTTTGATTCCTTGCCTTTACCATTCAAGTAAACAACAGGTTTCTTTTCCTCTCCGTTTTCCTTACTCCAAACTTTGCCTTGCTTGTGCTTAGAAGTATCAGCTTCTAATGCCATTAACAAACTGATGAAACCAGGAATTGATTCAACAGGAATTGCAAGACCTATTGTTTTAGGATTCTTATCTGCATCATCAAAGGTGTTATCTCCTACAGACCACTTAACAGGGAAAGGAAAAGCAGGAACGAAATTAGATTGAAAGTCAGCCATAGTAATTGAAATGGTTAATTAGTTTACTTGTTTTAATGTCGTTTTTTAGAGACTCGACATTACATTTACGTCTGTTTGAAAGTTGCGTAAGAACTGCTTTTGCAGCGTGATCGACAGCTTCAGGTGTCATTACGGAGAGTCAGATTCTACTTCCGCTATTTTGGATCTAATGAAAGACAAATGCTCTGGAGTCGTAATAAATTCCGATATTTTTTCAGAAGATATCTTGTATTCCTGTCTGAAAGCACTTACTACTCTGTTCCTCCCGTGAGTAGGTAATGTCTGTAGCTCTTTGGCAAGAGCATCTTTCTGAGATTGAGGGATTGATGCCTGAGCAACTTTGCCAGTTACCATTTCATGTGCAACAGGAGAAGGTTTTGCTTGTCTAGCGTTAGCACCTCTTTGAGGAGAGCGAGCAATCTCTTTCTTTGCAGGAGTAGCAACAGGAGCAGATCCTTCAGCATCATCGTCATCACCTGCTAATCCATAAATGGCTAACAATGAATAACGTCTTGCGTAAGTAATAGCTGACCCTAAAGCTTGCATGATGTTCCCTCTATTAGGAACTAGATCAGGGAAAGGTAAGTTGCTTTCAATAACTGTGTTGTAATCACTGTCCTCACCAGTAAAAAGTAATCTGGTTTTTAATACAGTTACAACCTTTTCACCAACAACAATATGCTCAAAGGTTTGAGTATGAGATAGACCTAAATGAGTAGCTGGTTGAACTGCATTCAATCCACCAGCAAGAGTTGTGTAAGTACCGTAGTTAGCTTTTCCATCTTTACCTGCTGCATG